TCCATTATCTCACCAGGTCTTCTTCCTCGCGTGCCTCGTCAACTGTGAGTACTCCGAGAGGAATTAGTTTGGAGTACACATCTGCTCTTTCCAATGGATTACCTCTTAAGAAGTCATCCAAGTCATATTCCACATACTGCGTTGAAACAGTAACGTCATCCATGCTGAGCCTCTGTTCGATGGCAGTTAGTAATGGACGTAGTGAAAAATCAAGAAGTGCTCGGCGTTCAGCTGTTACGTTTGAGTAAGTCATTGAGTTTGTTGCAGCATCCAAATAGTATGCCGGGATATTCATTAAACGCGCAATTTCTTTTGCAAGATATTCGCGTGCTTCTGTAAGTTGTAAATCTGCTGCATTGAATCCAACTGATTGCATGTCAACGTTGTCAGATAAGAATGCTGTGCCTTTTGTTTGTCTTGCTTGTTTCCAAGCATTTAAGATTGCTGTTGCTTTATTTGAATCCATTGGCACATTTGCTTTTAATACAACGCTTGGTGTTGGTGTTTCAGCATAATTGAATACTGCTCTTTCAAGAGCTGCTGCTGTGCGTAGCGTTCTGCCACCACGATTTAAAATTCCGTCTGGATCAATGCCAGTAAATTGAATTAGTGAACCGATGCCATTGTCTGGAAGTCTTTGTGCTTCAAGTTGATAACCAATTACAATTTCACCTGTTGAATCAAGTACTTGTGAAACTCTTGGTGCATCAATCCATCTAATTTGTGATGGTCTGCCAGTTGCAGGATCAATTTCTTTAATTTGCCAATATGCAACACCATGAAACAAAAGATTTTCTGCAGTCATGCCATAAACAACAGCTGTTGGCATGTTCTTATCTGGTTGTGAAATTATTGTTGGTGTTGGTTCAACTCTTGAATCATCAAATTTTCTTTTAACATGTAATTCCAAAGATGCTGCAGTGCCGACAATAACGTTTCTGCCCCTTGAACACGCAGGTACGGAAAGCGCTTCACGTCTTGTAACAAATGTTGATGAGACTCCATCAAAGCCTGGTGACCAAACTGAAAGTGGTTTATCTGGAAAGGTATATGGTGCAATTGCAGCTGTTAGTTGTGGCTTTAAGTATTTTGAGTATAGTCCCATAGTCTTTTCATTATCTCATAGATTTAAGTACAATGTTACTCTGTCCGAGTTATTGGCGTGTTAATAGTTAACTAACTAAAACACCAAATTCAGTTGAATTGTTGCGTTCCATTGCTTTATGAATTGCTAATACCATTGCAATTGCTGCAACAGCATCTTTTCGTCTTGAAATGTACCATCCACCTGATTCAGTTGTTTTCTTTACACATGCATTGACAGAGGCAGTCAGTTCCGGCTGACCTGCATGGGTTATGCGTGCCCCTGCCATTGCACCTAGGGTTTCATCGCAAGCCTGGTAATACTTTGAGCCTGCAATGATTTCTGCATTAACGCTCGCCAAGCGTAATTTTGCAGCTACCGAGTCGCCACTAAATTTGTTCAATAGTATCGATTCGGTTTGGTATTTGTGTGACCATTGTGCGATTCGGTCTGCAATTTTAAGATCATCAATTGGTTCTGTTAAATCTTCCATGTCCATTAGGCCAAGGCCTATTGATCCGTCATCAAGTATTTGTGATCCGACTATTGCAAAAGATGTTCTATCTGGTGCTATTTCAACACCAATCCAAGTTGGTCTGTCAGCTGTAAGTTTAAGGTCTGTTTGTTGGCAAGCATTCCAATGTCCAGGCGACCAAGGAGAACTGAAAGTGGAGACCCACTGACAAAGCATCTCTGTTTGGATCACAACAGGGTCATCATTCATTCTTGCTTGTAAAACATCTTCTGTAATTGTGTGGCCTAGTGCCGGGTTTGCTTGAACCCATCCTTTACGATCAGCAAGTTTTAATCCAGGTTGTGCTGACCATTCATAGTAGGCAATGTCGTCATCTGTTTCATTTTCAATTTTGTTTAAAGCTCTTTGTCTAATCTGATTAAGTAAGACTGAATGAATATCGCCAGCGTTTGATGTGATCCACATTTGAGGGTTCTTGGATGCTTGCATTGTGTAAGCCAAAGCTGCAAAAGCATCAGTAGTCTTATGCATACGAGCCTCATCGATATATATTGTTGAGCAAGATAATCCTCTTGCACTTCCAGGTGTGGCAGCGATGATTTTATACCTGCAACCTGTCAATGTTTCGAGCTCTTCGCGCCCATTTGCTCTAGTGATGGTTTTAACTTTTCTACTTAACCAATCATGTGAATCAATTATTGATATTACTGATCTAAACACTTCTAGTGAGATGTCTCTGTTTTGTGCTGCTGCTAATTGCAATGGTTCATCCCAAAGGAACAACCCGGCAAGAATCCTAAACTTTAAAAGCGTAGTCTTTCCGTTTTGGCGTGAGATAAGCAAAGCAACTGTACGCGCAAGCCATTCACCATCATCTTTAATTTTGCAAGCATCATTAATGACATATTTTTGCCAAGGCATCATTGGCATGCCTATTGCATCAGCTAGATCAATAACCTCTTGGCCTCTAGTTGGGTTTGTCGTTTGATAAGTCGATATTCTCGGAGTGGGTGATCCTATTAGCTTTGATGATGTCAATTGGGCTCACCTCATCTACAACACTTGGCTTATCGTTGCGTCCAAACAATGTGAGGCCGTACTTGTCCATCAACTTTGTAAGTTCAGCGCCCCACTTAACAATCATCGGATCATGTTGATCAGAATTATCCATAAGTCCTGCATAAGTCATCATCATGGCCACTCCACCTAAATCAGCTTCTGTAATCCAACCATTCTCTTGTGCAAAATCAATTGATCTTGAAAGAGCCGGTAAAATTCTTTGATTATCTACTTTCATCCTGTCCGTTTCTCCTCAAATATTGGGGGTTCAAACACACCAAAATCCCTCGGGGATAAAGCGACTAAGGAGTGTGTGCGTGTCATATGCTCACCAAAAAAATCATTTTTGTTTTTGATTTTTGTAAATCGTTCTGCATATTTTTTTTCTGCAAATGTTTTTGCATCGTGATCTTTCTTGCCAAAGTTACAAGTCATGCATGCGCTTATGAGGTTTGATTCGTGATCTACTCCACCTTTTGAGATTGGAATGATGTGATCAACTGTTGTTGCTTCTTGTCCACAATAGGCGCAGGTGTAGTCATCGCGCTTGAGTATGGCCTTGCGTAGTTGTTTGTACTTGGTTGAATAGCTCATGCTCTCCTCAGCTTCTTCTTAATATCTGTGATGTGTTTGATGGCTGTGTCTGGATCTACTGAGTCATCGATTGGTGCTTTGTATTTATCTGGTATTTGTGTTTTCTTTTCTTGTCCGACATAACGTTCTTTAAGAGTTCTATAAGAGTTATGTAGGACAGCAGTGTCCGGGGTATAGGACGTACGCGTCCGGGGTTGCCGGACATCCACGTCCGGTACTACCATCTTGTAGATGTTTGATTGACCATGCCTGTTGACTACTTCAAGGTAACCTTTGTTGATTAGTTCCACTTGTATTCTTCTGACTTGTCTGTCGCTTATGTTCATGATGCGTGCGATGCGTTCTTGTGATGGCCATGCTGCACCCTCTTGATCATTGAAGTGATCAGCTAGTACAACGAGTAGCAGCTTCTCTTGTAGTTCTAAGCCCTCTTGTTCTAATGCCCAACCAACCAGTTTAGCGCTCATCTGTAATGCCCATGGCTTCTTTAACAGCTTGTGGTGTTACTGGTACTTCTGGTTCACAATCTTCATGCAATAGTTCTTTGGCTATAAGTTTGTGACATTCTTTGCACCAAATGTATGTAGTCATTGTCTAAATGCCCAGATCATAATCAATGTGTATAAGCCAAGGAATAACAACTTTTGTGCTGTTGTCATTTCTTACCTGTAACAATCTTGTGGCATACACTGCAATGCTTCTTGTTGAATGTCCAATTACCACAATTGATGCACCTGGCTATGAGTTTGTCCATTGAGGCAATGATTGAGTTAGTGCGTGCGTTAACAGCTACATAATCTCTGTGCTTCATTCTTGACCCCTTATGATCCGTTTGGCCAGTTCAATGTCCTCTTGGTTCTTAAACAAAGCCTTTTTGTTTTCTACGTCTTGTGCTAGTGATTCTTGTAATGCTTTAGCAAACTTGTAATCGTGTGGTGTGTAATTTTTGTTCATTGTGCATCCGGGTGTTTGTTTGTCACATGCCACATGAATGATTTGTTTAATGAGACTTGTGTTGATCCGTACAGCTCTAGGCCACAAATTTCACATCTCATAGTCCAGTAATTGAACCTATGATTCTTGACTTTGTCTGGTTGGCCTTTGCGTGTCTTGGACACAGCTAGTAACACCAGGAACGATAGTCCTAATGCCATAAGTATTGCTTGTGCAATTGTTGCTAGTGCTTCTGTCATATTAACCCCAGTTTTCTTGAGCATGCAGGCCAGGCTTTCCAGCCTTGTATCTTATGCAAATCACGAGCAGCTTTGTATTGTGTTACCCAGTTAGCTTCATGTGGTTTGCCTTGCTGTCCCACAAATTCCCATGATGCTTGCGAGAATTGAAACAATCCCATGTACTTGCCTGTTGGTGAGATTGCTTGTGGGTTCATTGATGATTCACACATTGCGATTTGTTTCCAATCGCTTGGTAAATCTATTTGTGTTGTTTTGATTGTCATATACATTAAAATGCCGGAGAAGTCCATGGATCATCCTCTGCTCCACCTGCAGCTATAAGTTCAGCTGTTTCGTGGCTCTTTGGTATTCCCTGTTGCCATGCTGTTATATTATCAACAAGATGGCCTGATTGTATGTCATCCAAAAGGGGCTTTACTTCTTCAAATGTCAGATTCGATTCGGGCACGATCTGTGCATCTTTACGCCTTGATGCAAATTGAACAAAAGCATTTTGTTGACTGGTATCTTTTAAGTGCTTTGCCAGTTCGCGTTGTAACCAACCAGACATCTTCGGAGTCGCAATCCTGCGAGGCTTTAGATAAGTAACTGGTTTTTCAACATAAGGCACTTCAGTTGCACCAAGTAATTGTTCAACATTGGCTTTGACCATTTCTTCTCTGCTTGGTCTTAGTTGTGCAACATTTTGTCCATTGCGTTTAGGTTGAAAATTGAAGTTGGCCAAACATCTACCGATTGCACTGCTCTCTGCATTCTCAAGGGCATTGCGTGCATTTACACCTTTTTGCTCAGTGCGTTCATCTGCAAGTCCTGTTGCAACTTGACGATCTCCAACAAATGCTTTTGCTCTTACAATGTAATGACCATTTTCATGAGCAATTAATTCAGTTTCAATTCTTCCATTTTCACTATGAGTTTTCCAAAAACGATCCAATCTTTCAGCAACTGGTTCGTACTCATCGATATTAAAGAATCCCATTATTGACCCCTTTTCAATTTGTTTATTTCTGTTTCATCAAATCTTCTGTGTCCACTTGGAAGCACTGTTGCTTTAATGATTTGTTTGTCAGCCCATCTTTGAATGGTGCGTGCAGATACTTTAAGTTGCTTTGCAACATCTGATGTTCTTAACATGTTCTTGAGTGTATGTCCGAGATGGCCGACTAGTCAATTATTTAAAGATGGCGTGTCTAACCCCACTCTTTACCATCTGCAATGAACTTGCCTTTAGCGTTAATCGGTACAAGCTGAGGAACAACATGATTGTCTTTCACATACAAAAGCCCAAAGCCTTGCTGCCAATTTGCAGCCTTTTCTTTAATGTAGCCTGCACCAGATGAGCGCAAATCCATAAGATGTCCTACTTCCATGCCCCAGATAGTGTTTAAACGGCCACCAAAGCCCCTAGAAGCCTTTGAGATGCCTTGCCTGTGGGTATGGCCACAAACTACGTTTTGGCCTGTTCTGATGGCCAAATTGAGGCTTGTAAGGCCTGCTGATTTTGAGAGTATTCCCTCATCGCCATGACCCATCAAAACTCCAGGAGCAATAAAGTCCATGTGGCGTTGATAAGTTATTCCTAAGTTGTTCAATCCCAGTAAATTTTCAATTCTTAGAGCTGTTACTGATTCAAATGCTGGCGCTGATTTATAGATGTACTTTTCAATTCTTTGGCTGTGATTGGATCGTTGTAACACAAATGGCTTTTTCTTTGATCCGAGGGCTTCTCTGAAATCTGCCAGTACGTTATGAGCTGTATTGAAGTCTCTTTGAAGTGTTCTTTCAAATTCTGCTTTAGTGCCTTTATTAAATGCACCAAGCTGAGGCACATCAATTTCATCTCCTACGCAGAAGATGCCATCAATCTTTGATTCCCATATATAGTCTAAAACTTTTTCAACATTCCTTTTGTGATGGAATGGAATTTGCAAATCCGAAAGTATTAAGTAACGCTTAATAAACTTACCTCTTTTTCTTGAGGTCGATTACATCACTCCATATCATATCAGTTTTTGTTTGCAATTTGCTTAAATCAATTCTCATGTCATTTATTTTGTCGGCAAGTGATGATCCACCATTAGGGAACAATGTTTGTTTGATTTTGGTTTGGATCGCTATTAGGCGAATCATCAAGACAAGTATAGTTGCTGACACACTCACAACACCAACTATTTCGTTAATTGTCATTGGCGTTTGTACCAATCCGGATCATAGTCATCTGAGTCAAAATCTTCATCATCATCCGGTGAGTCTGCGTACTCAAAATTTATTGATGCAAAGTTAATCATTCCGTAAGCCTGGTACTCAGGCATCTCCGGTGAAGTAACTGTAATCATCTTCTTGCGTTTGCCGTTGTATGTTTCCAACAAACAAACAAAGCCAGTAACCAATTCACCTTTTGCATGTGCTGCATTCATAACTTGTATAAGTGCATCACCAAACACATCTGGAATTTCAATCTTGTGATCTTCAGACATTCAA